CTTCAGCGCATCAATCGATGCGGGCGGAAGGCGTTCGTTTGTAATCTCCGACAACTCGGAGTGGGTGAGATTGACCATTGTTTACTGCTTACGAGTTTTCTTGGACCGAGGTTTGCGACGATAGGTTTTGTGTCTTGGGGCATAGAGTGGACGACGACCACCCGTTTTGTATCTTGTCTTTTCAATTATGAGTTGTTGTAATCGAGTAGGGATACCCGACCATTGTGTGTTCAATCCATCTGACCCAGGTGATTGAAATAGACCAGGGTCTTTTTCCAGTTCTTTTGCAAAGGCATCCAAGATAGCGTATATCAAACCCTCACGATTTTGAGTCGTTAATAATGCACCTCCTATGTAGTTAATGATTGCAACCGTGCCTTTTGTTTTCCGTGCTAAATCACCATATAACACATCTTGACCTTGTGGTAGTTGAAAAATAGGAGTGAAGTCATCCGGTGGGTTTCTCCATGAGAGTAAAAAGGTAACTATATCCGTCGCATCGGATTCTTCAAAAGGTTGACCATATTCGTCCATAGATTGTGCGCGAATATCATTGATACCCAAGACCCATTTCACTTCAATGGATGTCAAGTCTTCACCCGATTGTGCATCTAAACAAATCTCTACAAAGAGGTCATGAATGTCTCGATATTGCAAGACTGGTTTCGGTCTCGATTGACTCTCAAGTAAGCTGCTAACGTCGTTTGGATTGAGTGTAAGTTTTGTTGGTTTTGGAAATCGATCCGATACATATGATGAGGGTTTAGTCTTGCTACTATAAACCCCACCCGTTTGTGTGGATAATCCAACAACCCCGTTGATAGCACGTTCAATTCCCTCTGGACCGACAAGTTGTTCGAGTGTTAATCCATTTGGAATGTCTGACGCTTCTTCAATTCTGTTTAACATCTCTTGGTCAAAGAATGCTTCTTTTGCAGCATCTCGTGCCGCAAGATACAGACTTAGATTCTCATACAATGTAGATTTAATAGAGTCTAAGCGTTTAGTGCGCTTGTGGACCAAAATACGAGCCACGGCGACTTGCATACCCGTTTCATTGTGCAGATAGGGTCCCGACGCAAAGTTGAAAATATCACTTCTTACACTTTTCTTCAAACGTCCATTGGGTTGAAATAGCTCCACATAGATTGGTTCACGAGCACCGTTCGAATTAAATACGATTTTCATCTTTCGAAGTTCTTCAATGGTTTCCAGAAAGGTTTCGAGAGTTTCTCGCTGACTACGAATCTGTGTAAGGTCTGTAGTGACGGTTGCAGTATTTATACTCTGACTTAACGATTGGGCTGATTGAGCGAGTTGAGCAATGGGAATGGATGCAAGTTTGGTTTGAAGTGTATCAATATGTTTGAGGATATCTTTCATACGATACCTCAAAAAGTAAGTAGTGAAGGTTGCAGCAATCTCGGTATATTTGGTTGCGAAGTCTGCACCTTGAAGATTGATTGGGGCCATAAGGACACTGCCAGATTGCATCCCAGCCTCTACTTGCTGTCTCATCCGATTGAGGTCAGATGTAGCAGAATCATATTGCGATTGATATCCAGTTAAAAGGATTATCTTTCCAAAAACCTCTTCACACTTAAATTTCTCATTCCGTAGTGTGAGTTCTTGTGGGTTAGCTAAACCAGCGAGAGAACGAAAGAGACGAATTCCGCTAAAGGAGTGATAGATACCTGGCTTTCGAAGTGCCCTGCGATAGACCGCAGCAAGTCGGTCTCCAGTCACTCCATATGCGTTATCTATACGCATTTGCTCGTGGTCTCCCATTCGTTTAAGGTCAAACAACAATCGCGAGTTAAAAGGTAGTGCAGGAGGCAATCGTACTGCAGTGGATATTTTAGGAACTTCGCCTTGAATACGTTGAGACGCAATCATGTCCATGAGGTAGTTCACAGGAGGACCTTGTTCTTGTCCCTTTCCAAACTGAAGCACATGTTTAGCCCCGGTATTGTTGTCCGTAATACTGATTTGAAACCCAAACTTATTCTCCGGTCCGAACCCTTGGTCTATAAACTCAATCGTGTGTGTATTCCATGTGAATAAGTTGGACCTCACGGTGACCTTAGGACCGATAGTGGTTCCACCCCGAGATCCGTCGGCTTTAAAGAATCGGTTACGACCTTGAAGGGATGAAAAGGAGGTCGACGCAGAATCCGCTATATTTTGCGGATAAATGTCATTGTAGACTTGGTTAAACCGAGCAAAGATCTTACCAATATCACGAGGTGCCATATCAAATGTGAATCCAACAGCGATTGCAGGCTGTACGGTTGGGTTCATGTAGGCGAGTATGAAAAACCCAAGAATACCTCGTTCTTCATCTGTTAGGGATTTCACACTTCGCCCATTTCCTACGATTTCAACTACATCGGATAATAATAGTATCCTCTCTGAATACTGAGGCCATTCATCCTTCTTGAATCTCCAGTTTTGGAAGATTTCATCAAATGTCATCTTCACTTCCGCAGTGTTGAACGGAGCATACTTCATTGAAAAATACTTCATCACACGGTTCTCAATGTCACTGACACTCGAAATAGCACCATTCGTAGTTGTGTTTAATAATGCATCAATGGATGTAGTGTTCGTACCCAAATACGCTGCACCATCTTTTTCTAGGGTCTTATGAACTGCATCAATTCGGTCGGCAGGTATATCAATAAAGTCATCGTCATCGGCTTCTTCAATTGCACTTTTGGTTTTGCGTTCAGGCCAAAAGTCGTGAATGCTATCGAAAAAGGCAAGTCTCCCGATAACTTCTCTAAATTCATCCGGAGGAACACCTGTCGGACGAATGGGACTTAGAAAACTATCCATTATCTACTTTCCACATTTCATTTCAGTTACCACTCCATGAGAATGTCTTCTAATCGGCACTCTCCCACAGGTGCAGTCTCTAATCGCTGGTTCACCTTGTCTAGTGTATCGTCTTCCGGTGCTTCTTCTTCACCTTCAGGCAATCGTGCTTCATCCACCAAGATGTCCACGAATCCAGTTCCACAGGGAGGTTTCTGTCCGAACATGATGTTTGCAGAGACACCTCGCATACTGTCCTTCTCTGCCCAGATGGCGGCATTGAACATAATCTTGGAAGTCTCTTCGAACGATGACTTTGCCAAGACACCGGTCTCGTTCTTGCTCATACCGAATCGATTCACAGGCACAATGCGTCCTCCAAAGGTCATCGTGTCGACCAACACAGCCAAGTGTCGGTAGTTCACCTTCTCTGACGAGAAGACCTCATTGATTTCCTCATACAACGCCAGTCGTGCAGCTTCAATTCCAAACACTTCTGCGATTTCGTGAATGTCGTTCGAGAAGGTGCGTGTTCCGTCCACACCTGGAAACACCATCAACTCGTAGAGGTTCGTGCCTTCTACATCCAACACATATTGTTCCACAGACTTGTATCCGCCCAACTGTGCATCGTGCACTAACTCGTTCTTCACACGACGCTGGAACACTCGTCCAATGCCTGGAACACCTGTCAAGGATGTATCCAAGATCTTGTCCTCCAAGAATCTGAGTTGAATCGGATTCTTAATCACTGCGGGGTCAAACATCAGTCGCATCACCAAGTTCTTGACGGATTTGGTCGTTGGGTCACTTCCAGGGTCCGAGTATCGACACTGTACAATCTTCAACGCAGGATTCGCAGACATCTTGGCTTGAATCTCCACCATGTCGAGGATATTGCGTGAAGCCATTTGCAGTTCGTTCATCTCCAATCGTAGAATCCACGGTGAAGTCGGTGTTCCATCTCCATCACAGGAGAACTCTTCGTATCGCTGTAACATCTCGCGGTCTTCGTCAATGGCAGTGGTTGCTGCGAGAGGATACGGGTCATAGAAGATACGCACCGAGTTGGTAATGTCTCGTAACGTAGTTTTCTGAATCTCCTTCATCTTCACCACGGCTGCGTCTTGGCTTTCCATCAGTTGACGTTCGAGATAGACCGTATTACTGGGTCGTTTAGGATTGGAGGAAGCCGATAACAACTCTTCAATACGAGGCACACCTGAAGTCGCATTCGCCTTGGCTGTTCCTGCGCTGTGGAAGGTATTCAAGGTAAGCTGCGTCGTAGGTTCACCAATGGATTGTGCTGCCAACGCACCCACCATTTCACCTGCATGGACTTGACTTTGAATGTATCGGAAACGAATCTCACGCATGAGTTCATCAAACAATGATTGACTGAATCGGTGCACGACAATCGACTTCTTGGGTGCGAGGTAGTATCGCAGCAGAATGTGGAACACTCGGTTGTTCGGGAACTCAGCTACAAAGCGTCCGATTGCACTGGTGACATGCTTCGGTGTCAAGTCGGTCTTGGTGCTGTAGGGATTCGTATACTTTTCCACCAGTCTCTTCAAGTTGACCGGTGCTTGAAGTGTGTCGACCTTCTTGTGTCGGAAGGTCTTGTTGAACAGAAGGTCTCGGTCTGCAATGAGTTCCTCCACTAAATCGGGTGATTCTTCTACCGCTTCCTTCAAGAAAGGATTCACATCGGCAGGCGTCAAGGAATACTCTGCGTAAATGTTCTCAAGTGTCTTCAACACAAGGTCACAGGACTGGTCTTCTACACAGATGGTATCGATTCCATCATCGCCGTAGTGGAACTGCACGATGTTACCATTCACATTGCGCACCGTGCCTCCGTACTCGATGTGCTGGTCCTCCATGGTCTTCATCAATCTGCGCTGAATGTATCCTGTATCGGACGTCTTGACAGCGGTATCAATCAATCCCTCTCGTCCAGCTTGTGCGTGGAAGAAGAACTCGGCAGGCATCAACCCATCTACAAAGCTGTGTTCAACAAACCCACGAGATTCCACTCCATCGTCGTAGCGTGTAAAGTGAGGCAGTGTGCGGTCTTGCAGTGTATATTGAACTCGCTTACCTTCAATCAACTGCTGTCCTAGTGTCGCAACCATCTGCGTGATGTTCGCTTCAGAACCCTTCGAACCTGAATCGACCATCTGAACGATACGATTCAATCCATCGGCTCGTGCAGTCTTTTTGAGACTGTCAATCACCTCAGTGTTAATCTTGTTCACGACATCCTTCATCGCCGAAGAGATATCATCTTCCAGCTTTTCACCGTCCGACATACCCATGTTGTTAATGTATTTGCCTCCGTGGACATTGGTGAGAATCTCAGACACCTTGCGTCGTCCTTCTGCAATCTTATCCTTCACGAATGAGTTGGTCTTCACATCGGCAATCAAGTCTGAAGTGCCCACTGAGAAGCCTGTATACAAGTTGAACTGTGTGACAATGCTTTGAATGTCGTTGATAAGCTGACCTGCGCGTTGAGGTCCAAAGTCATTGTAGGTCAAGTGCACCAAGTTTCCAGTCGCACTCTTCTTCAACACACCCTTGGTCAACTCGCCCAGTTCAAGTTTGATTCCACGGGCATTGTAGTTAATCAGCGGCATTGCAGCCGAGATGATTTCAGAACCCGTCCAGTTACGGTTCTTTCTCTTGAAGGGACGATTGATGCGTGCCAGTATGTTCATCGCAATATGTTCAGGCACTTCCACACCCGGTTGAGAGATACGGTAGGCACCCGTCATGGTATCCTGGAAGAGCTGGATAATCGGAGTGGACGTACGAGGACTGATGATGTTACGCAACACCGATGCCAAGACACGAAGCTCGGTTGCAGCTGGAATGCTTTGCGGCACGTGCATATTCATCTCATCTCCATCAAAGTCTGCGTTATACGGTCGAGTCGCAGATACATTCAGACGGAAGGTCGAATACGGTAACACTTTGACTCGATGTGCTTCCATGGACGCTTTGTGAAGGGAAGGTTGTCGGTTGAACAGCACAATGTCCCCGTCAATGATGTGTCTGTGAACGACATCGCCTTCCTTCAAGTCAATCGTGTCTGGATTCACATAGAGCAAACTGAATGTCTGCTTGTCTTTCTTGATGAAGACCGATTTGGCTCCTGGGTGCTTCTCAGGTCCATTGCGAACATACCCCAGTAGTCGCTCACGATTGTAGGGGCTTACGATTTCGGGAAAGGTCAAGTTGGTTGCAATTTCTTCGGGCACACCGAGTTCATCCAAGTCAATGTTCGCATCGGGTGTAATGACCGATCTCGCAGAGAAGTCTACACGCTTACCCATCAAGTTACCACGAACGCGTCCTGTCTTCGCACCGAAACGGGACTTCAAGGTTCGCAAAGGGCGTCCAGAGCGTTGTTGGGTAGGAGGCATACCCTTGATGTCGTTGTCGACATAGGTTGCTACATTGTATTGAAGCAATGAGGTCAGCTTATCAATCATATCGGCTGAATCGTTCTTGTCAATCTTGTCTCGCAATCGGTCATTGGAACGGATGATAGAGATGAGCTGATGTGTCAAGTCATCTTCCATTCGCTGATGGTCGTCCATCACGACCGAAGGACGCACGGTCAACGGTGGAACTGCAAGAGCATTGCAAATCATCCATTCCGGTCGTGCAAACTGTGGATCAAACCCAAGGCGACGACAGTCTTCGTTGGTGATGCGCTGGAAGGCTCGAAGGACGATTTCAGGTTGAAGTTGAACAGGGTCTACAGGTGCTTCATCCTTTGCAAGTTTCTTGAACGCTTCCAACTTTGCAGCCGTGCCTGCAATCTTGCTGATTTTCGCAAACATCGGCGTCTCACAGGTCGTACACACTGCTGTGTATTTGGTCTGGTCGCGCACTTCCTTAAATCGCGCCATACCCGTTGTGGTCAGACTGTCAAGGACTTCGGGTGCAAGGATGGGCTTGGAACAGTTCAAGCAGATGACATTGCAGAGCTTCTCTACCGTATCGAAGAACTGATACAGATACATCGGTCGTGCAAGTTCAATGTGCCCAAAGTGTCCAGGGCAAAGTTGGTTTGTCTGTTTACAGGTCGGACAGACCTTGCCGTTCTCAATGACTCCGAATCGTGAATCAAATACGCCATTGGGAACGGGTTGTCCGCTTTGGTAGGTTTTATCGGTCGTTACTTCCACAACACTGCGCTTCCGAATGTCTTCGGGGTTCGCAATACCGAATTGAACACCGATGATTGTGTCACCCATTGTATGTCTCTTATACCTATGTGTAGATTCTTCCGTTTTTACTGCTCCGCAAGTTCAAGTAGAGTTTCCCAGTGGTCGTCGTTTTCAATGAACCGCTTCACCATCTCTACGTCGTGGTCCCGCTTTTCAAGGTAGAGAAACATTCGTTCAAACTCTTCTCCACGCTTTTGTTGAAACAACTTGTATTGACGAATACTTGCATACCGAACATAGTCCAACAGGTCATTCGTCATTCGTTCCGCTCCGTTTGGGTCTTGGTGTTCAACATCCTTGAATCTACGAACCAACGTTGCCCAGTGTTCTTGCAGTAGATAGACATTCATTATTATAATGCTATAGACTATTCAGCAGTAAATGTGCCTGCATATCTGAAATCGACCTTATAGGTTGTAGGACCTGTTCCGTCTGAGAGCCATTGAACAGTAACGTTTGTAGGCGTGCCTGGACCTGGTGTTGATAGATAATATCCTGCTAAGAGTCGTGAGTCACTTTCAGTTCGTACTCCGCTAACTAAAGCGTAGTTCGGAGAATAACTAAGTAACTCAAATGTAGTTTCATACATTCCAACATCAGTTGTAGCAGTTGGACCAAATGTAACGTTTGAAATATTCCAGCCTTTGAAAGATGGTCCTGTAGGTCCGTCTACAGATGACCCTGCTGGACCTGTTTGTCCTGGATTTCCTGTATCTCCCGTAGGTCCTGTGGGTCCTGTGGGTCCATTTGTTCCATATTCACCTGTGGGTCCAGTGGGTCCAGTGTTACCGTTTGGGTTTCCCGAAGGTCCAGTGGGTCCGAATAAATCAGATGAACCCGTTTCTCCGGTGGGTCCTGTTACAGTGCCTGTAGGTCCAGTAGGTCCTGTAGGTCCTGTAGGTCCTGTATTGCCTGTAGGTCCGATCGCTAATGTTGTTGAACCCGTACTCCCTGTATTTCCTGTGGGTCCTGTTGCCCCTGTGCGTCCAGTGGCTCCAGTGTTTCCTGTCGGTCCAGTCGGTCCTGTATCACCCGTATCACCCGTATCACCACCAGTAGGACCTGTGTTACCTGTGTTTCCTATGGGTCCACCAGGTCCAGTAGTTGCAGTAGGTCCTGTAAATCCTGTATTACCCGTATTTCCTGTAGGTCCTGTATTGCCTGTGTTACCTGTGTTCCCTGTATTGCCTGTATTGCCTGTCGGTCCAGTGGGTCCAGTGTTACCAGTTGGACCGGTTGGACCTGTGTTCCCTGTGTTCCCTGTGTTCCCTGTATTACCTGTCGGTCCAGTGGGTCCAGTGTTACCGGTTGGACCAGTTGGACCTGTGTTCCCTGTGTTCCCTGTGTTCCCTGTGTTCCCTGTATTACCTGTCGGTCCAGTGGGTCCAGTATTACCCGTATTACCCGTATTGCCTGTATTCCCTGTGTTCCCTGTTGGACCTGTTGGACCTGTTGGACCTGTGGGTCCAGTATTACCCGTAGGACCTGTGTTACCTGTGTTGCCAGTATTGCCTGTATTGCCAGTATTACCTGTATTTCCCGTAGGTCCAGTCGGTCCAGTATTGCCTGTATTTCCTGTAGGTCCAGTCGGTCCAGTCGGTCCTGTGTTTCCTGTATTACCTGTGGGTCCTGTGGGTCCTGTATTTCCAGTGTTGCCTGTAGGTCCAGTAGGACCTGTGTTGCCTGTATCACCTGTATTGCCTGTATTTCCCGTAGGTCCCGTAGGTCCCGTAGGTCCTGTGGGTCCTGTGTTGCCTGTCGGTCCAGTGGGTCCAGTATTACCTGTATTACCTGTTGGACCTCTGGCTCCTGTCGGTCCAGTGTTTCCAGTGGGTCCTGTTACAGTCGATGTTGCACCTGTAGGTCCTGTACGTCCAGTAGGACCTGTATTTCCTGTCGGACCTGTAGCTGGGTTACCAAACCCAGCAGGTCCAGTATTTCCAGAGAACTGAACTCCAGTCGGTCCTGTATTGCCTGTAGGTCCTGTAGGTCCAGTAAGTCCTGTTTCTCCTTGATTAAACCCTCTTGCTCCCTCTGGTCCTTCAGGTCCTTCAAACCCTCTAAACATACTAGCATCACCTGTTTCTCCTGTAGGTCCAACTGGACCGAAGTGTGCAAATCCTGTAGGTCCTTCAGGTCCTTGAGGTCCTGTTGCAGCTGTAGGACCTGTCATTCCTGTAGGTCCATAACCACCAAAAACTCCAGTAATACCTGTAAATCCCGTTGGACCTGTTGGACCCGTATTTCCAGTAGATCCTGTATTTCCAGTATTTTCAGCACCCGTTGGTCCCGTTGGACCTGTTTCGATACCAGCAGGTCCAGTCGGACCTGTGTTGCCTGTCGGTCCTGTTGGACCTGTGTTTCCTGTATTACCCGTATTGCCTGTATTCCCTGTAGGTCCAGTAACGTTAATCATACCAGTATTTCCAGTGTTCCCCGTAGCACCTGTTCGTCCAGTAAATCCTGTATTGCCTGTCGGTCCTGTATTCCCTGTAGGACCTGTTACGTTTGAGGATCGTCCTGTTGGACCTGTATCTCCAGGACCTCCAGTCGGTCCAGTATTTCCTGTAGGTCCTGTAGCTCCAGGTGTAGTATTTGCAGGTCCTCTGGCTCCTGCAGGTCCTGTGGGTCCTGTAGGACCAGTATTTCCTGTAGGTCCAGTACGACCGGTATTCCCTGTATTGCCTGTTGCACCTGTAGTGGTCGAACTTCCAACAGGACCTGTATTACCTGTATTGCCCGTATTGCCTGTTGGTCCTGTGTTTCCAGTAGCTCCTGTGGTGGCATTCGCTCCAGTGTTTCCAGTGTTTCCAGTGTTTCCAGTTGGACCCGTTGGACCTGTTCGACCCGTTGGACCTGTTGTACCAGTGACTCCAGAAACTCCAGTAGTTCCTGTCGGTCCTGTATTGCCTGTAGCGCCTGTAGTGGCATTCACTCCAGTATTTCCAGTGTTTCCTGTAGGTCCTGTAGTCGAAGAACCTGTAGATCCAGTATCACCTGTAGGTCCAGGAACATACTGAGACTCGGGTAGTCGATAAGTATAGGTTCCGGGTATGCGAGGCACGTAACTACTCATTATTAATAGTAAAAGTAAACTGTGTAGGTTATTGGATCTGCTGCGGCTGAAATGCAACTAACATTTGCAATCCAGGTGGTGTCTGGCGCTGTGAAGTACACCCCAGCAAGAAGTGTGATATCTATCAAGGAGTTTAGTTGAATCCCTCTTAAAAAAATATTTGTGTTTTTATCAATACTTGTATCTCCGGTAAATGTTGCAACAACACTGGATGTATCTGTTATGGTAACGCTTGCAGATCCACTACTAAATGTAGGAGGTCCTCCAGTAGGACCTGTCGGTCCTGTGACTCCGGCAGATCCAGTCGATCCAGTGGCTCCGGCAGGTCCAGTCGGTCCAGTGATACCTGTATTTCCTGTAAATCCCGACGGTCCTGTGGGTCCTTGAGGTCCTGGAGGTCCTGGAACAGTTTCTCCTTGAGCACCTGTAGGTCCAGTAACTCCTGTTGGACCTGGTGGACCTGTTGGACCTGGTGGACCTGTATTGCCTGTCGGTCCTGTATTGAATCCTGTCGGTCCTGTGGGTCCAGTCGGACCAGTGGCACCAACGGGTCCTGTGGCTCCAGTGGGTCCCGTGATTGTACTTGCAGCTCCAATGGGTCCAGTTCTTCCTGTAGGACCCGTGACTCCTGTGTCTCCAGTCGGTCCTGTGGGTCCAGTTTCTCCAGTAGGTCCTGTGACTCCAGTGGGTCCAGTAGGTCCTGTGGGTCCTGTATTTGCTCCGGTCGGTCCAGTAGGTCCTGTAAATCCTGTATTCCCTGTATTTCCTGTGTTTCCTGTAGGTCCAGTGGGTCCAGTGGGTCCAGTAGGTCCTGTATTGAATCCTGTGGGTCCAGTGTTGCCTGTGTTTCCTGTCGGTCCAGTCGGTCCAGTGTTACCTGTATTGCCTGTCGGTCCTGTATTGAATCCTGTAGGTCCAGTCGGTCCAGTATTGCCTGTATTGCCTGTATTGCCTGTCGGTCCAGTGGGTCCAGTGGGACCAGTTTCTCCAGTCGGTCCAGTATTGCCTGTATTTCCCGTAGGTCCTGTAGGTCCAGTGGGTCCAGTGGGTCCAGTGGGACCTGTCGGTCCTGTATTGAATCCTGTGGGTCCAGTGTTACCTGTATTACCCGTATTGCCTGTGGGTCCAGTCGGTCCAGTGTTACCTGTGTTGCCTGTCGGTCCTGTATTGAATCCTGTAGGTCCAGTGGGTCCAGTATTCCCTGTGTTTCCCGTATTCCCTGTGTTTCCTGTGTTACCCGTTGGACCTGTATTGAATCCTGTGGGTCCAGTGTTACCTGTATTACCCGTATTGCCTGTTGGTCCTGTAGGTCCAGTGGGTCCAGTGGGACCTGTAGGTCCTGTCGGTCCAGTATTGCCTGTATTTCCCGTATTTCCAGTAGGACCTGTATTGAATCCAGTAGGTCCTGTATTACCTGTTGGACCTGTGACAGTCGATGTTGGACCTGTATTGCCTGTATTCCCTGTAGGTCCAGTGGGTCCAGTATTACCTGTATTGCCTGTTGGACCTGTATTACCTGTATTTCCCGTAAAGCCAATACTTCCCGAAGGACCTGTGGGGCCTGTAGGACCCGTAACACCTGCTGGTCCTGTATTGCCTGTAACGCCTGTGGGTCCAGTGGGTCCAGTAGGTCCAGTAGGTCCTGTATCTCCTTCACCAGGTGGTCCTTGGGCTCCAGTCGGTCCTGTGGGTCCTGTGGGTCCACTTTCACCAGGTGGACCTCGAGCACCTTGATCACCTGTTGGTCCAGTAAATCCACTAGGTCCAGTGGGTCCTGTAGGTCCAGTTTGTAGTACTCCAGTGGGTCCAGTGAACCCCGTAAATCCAGTGGGTCCTGTTGGACCTCTGGCTCCTGTCGGTCCAGTGTTACCCGTGTTGCCTGTATTCCCTGTAGGTCCAGTCGATCCAGTGAATCCAATAGGTCCAGTATTGCCTGTTGGACCTAATGGTCCTGTATTGCCCGTCGGTCCAGTATTTCCTGTATTCCCTGTCGGTCCAGTATTCCCTGTGTTGCCTGTATCACCTGTATTCCCTGTGGCTCCGGTGGGTCCTGTGGGTCCCGTAGGACCTGTTTCACCCGTAGGACCTGTGTTTCCGATTGCACCCGTACGTCCCGTATTTCCTGTATTCCCTGTAGGTCCAGTGGGTCCAGCGGGACCTGTGGATCCGACCGGTCCAGTCACTCCGGAAGGTCCATTGTTTCCAATCGATCCAACAGGTCCTTGTGCTCCAGTCGCTCCTGTAGCTCCTGTGTTACCTGTATTACCCGTATTACCCGTGTTACCCGTATTCCCCGTGTTACCGGTTGGACCCGTGTTTCCTGTGTTGGTAGCCGATCCAGGGGTTCCTGTAGGTCCAGTGTTTCCAGTCGGTCCGGTGTTTCCTGTATTCCCTGTGTTACCGGTATTGGTAGCCGATCCTGCAGGACCTGTGTTTCCTGTCGGTCCTGTATTGCCTGTATTGCCTGTGTTACCGGTAGGACCTGTATTCCCTGTATTCCCTGTAGGTCCTGTTGGACCTGTGTTTCCTGTATTGCCTGTATTGCCTGTATTCGTAGCGGATCCTGCAGGACCTGTCGAACCTGTTGGACCTGTTACACCTGTTGGACCTGCTGGACCTTGTGGACCTACAGGACCTGGGGGACCTGGAAACACATTGGGTGCGCATGTTTCAACACCTCGTCCTGGCACATAGCGGACTAGCATTCCTTATTATTAGAGGTGATACAGTTTGTTCGTATAAAATTTACGTTAAAATCCAGTGGAATGAACAAATGGACGGACCTACAGGAGCTACAGGACCGATTGAAGAAACAGGACCTACAGGAGCTACAGGACCGATTGAACAAGTTGAAGAAACAGGACCTACAGGAACCTTTGGACCCAGTGGACCGGATTTATCCATGTTTCCAACTGCTGCTACAGGTCCGGTTGAACCTCCTAGTATCGCAACACTCGACGAACTCATGCAAAGTCATACGGTTGTGCTCGCAAAGGAAGCAGCAGATCGCGCTTCATTGGCTGGATTGTTGAATCCTACACGAGAGCAATATCGCCCTCAACTCTTTCAATGGGCAGGACTTGGATTTCCTCCGATCTTTGTGGTTCAAGTATTCGAGGTGACTCCACCAACCTATTGCTCGGATGGAGTCGCGCGAGATGCAATGACCTATTTGAACTATTTATTAGTACCGAGTAGTTTGGACTCAGTATTGGATACGATTCGTTCCTTGATGCCTGGAATCAGTGTTTCCTTTTCCTTCTTGGGAAACACGTTGAGGATTCATGTGTCGAAGGCTTAAGCTGGAAGTTTTTTGAAAGGATGTGACGATGGAAGTGATCCAGTCAATCCCCATTTCTGTGCAAGATACCCTTCCACTTGTTGGCGTTGGCTACTTGTGACACCACCAGGATAATACAAAAACTCTGCAATGTTTCCAATAAAGAAACGAGAACTAAATGAACTTGATAATGTTAAAAAGGAAGTTCCACTTATGGTAGGTGATACTGTACCAATGATTGAATATACATTCAAGTAGACATTGCTTCCAAACGTAGATGGATTAAAAGTACCATTCACATAATAGTTATTGTTTCCAACATCTCTTTCATTAGTTGTAGTAGCAGCTGTTCCATTTAATATAGCACTTGGATTGTACCTAACAAAAGTGTAATCTCCACCATATATATTCGTAAATCCTACTACCATACTAATTGTAGAAGCACTCAACGATGTCAATTTTGATACAATGAAAAATGCAGATGACGTTGTAAACGTAATCTGATTTGCTGAAGACATTATTGCACCTGATGGAAAATTAACAACTGAATATCCTCCGTCATTTATGTTTGAAGTGGTTCCAGATGTCAAACTGAAGTTATTTGCGTAACCTGATTTGTCTCTCCATACACTTAAATTGCTTCCTGAACTAAATGTCATTGAACTTGTGTCCGCCGCATCCAACCACAACTGAAGTCCTGAAATGTTTCTAGGTGAGAAGGGAAGTGACGCAGGCGGAATCGACTTGAACGGATGTGTGGAAATGAGCGAAGAAGATGTAGTTCCTATTCCCCATTTATTTAAGAGATATCGTTCAATGGTTTGACGTTGAGTATCTGTTAAATCTGCATGATAATACAGAGCTTCTGATACAGTTCCTGTTAAATTTGCACCAGCTGGACCAGATCCTACCCAATAAGTTGTATACCCAAAAGAACCAACTGCTCCTCCTGATAAAGTAACCGTTGAAGATGCTATTCCATTTAAGTAAAACGTGTTTGTTGTTGCGTTTGTTCGTGTAACAGCGAGAAATGTTTGATTTGGAGTTGTTGTTACAGTAGACAATGTTACATAATTACGAAATGAACCCAAAGTATTAGCAGTGTCAAGATAAACCATAACATCCATTGAAGGAGTATTATCAAAATCATTATTGCCTCCAATTGATGCGCTAAGAATTCGAGAATATATGGTTGCAGGACTTGTAGTAGTTTTTGCTACGACAAATGCTGTTAGGTTTGCGGTTGTATTTGTGATTGAACCTGAAAACCATTGTGAACCACTGAAGACAATCTGTCCAGAACTTAGTGTTGGACTTCCTGTTGAGGTTCCATTACGATTATTCCCAGACTTATCTACCCACGTTGAAATAGTAGTTCCATTAGCTGGAACAACTCCAGTTCCTGCAGGATCCGAAGCATCCAACCATAAAGCAAGACCAGGAATCGTCAATGGAGTGATAGAAGAAGGTGGAAGTAACCCCCACTTGTGAGCAAGATAGCCTTCCACTTGTTGGCGTTGAGCGGTGGTTAAGACAGTTCCATAAATGAGTGTTTCTGCAAAATCACAACCAAATCCTGAAAAACATCGGACAGTTCGTCCTGATTGTAAAGGAAATGTTCCTGAAACGTTGTAAGTCATATTAACCGAGTTTCCATTTAGATACGCAGAGTTTGTATTCGAAGAGCCTGACAAAACTGCACCAATATTCAAGGGTGTATTTACAGGATTATAGGTTGAAGGACTTGCTCCTCCTAGCGCTCCATTAATAAATCCTGTTCCTTGTTTATCAATTTCTATAAAGAACTTTGAAGGATCTCCTGTTTGTGATTGATTTGCATAAGTTACAACAAAATTTAAATCCCCTAACTGAGTACCTGATGCAATACCATACGCAGCATATCCATTTCCAGATTTACCATTTGGAGTAATATCTTCAGTGGGTCTTACTACTGCGAAAAAAGTTGCAGTTGTAAAGTTTTGATTAAAGCTTGTGGTCTGGAGATACTGTCCAGTGGATGAACTAATGACAGGAAGACCATTCAATGTGGTTGTTCGTGTTGGATAACTTCCTGCGCTTCCTGTGAATGTATATGCATTACTTGATTTATCAACTATTTGTGTCACATTACTTCCACTTAGTGTAACCGTTGAAGAGTCCGCCGCATCCAACCACAACTGACATCCATCTATATCGGTGGGATGAAACGGTCGCAAGTGAGGTCGAACGGAGTAGAAGGGATGTATGGAAGGTAATACAAGATACATACTGGTGATTCCCCATTTCTTTGCAAGGTACCCTTCAATAGTTTGGCGTTGAGAGGTGGTGACAGCGATATTAAAGATAATAAGTTCGGCAAGATACGTGTTATAAGAGACATTGTTCGCACCTCCTCGTCCATTGATATAGAGTGTCTTCGTAAGTGTTGTTGTACCTGATTGTATTCCACCGCTTGCCATTGTGGTTCCATTCACATAGTAGGCCATCGTGTTTCCATTAGCAGGGTCAGGATTTATACCTTCAATCATTTGCCATGTATTTGAAACAGCTGTAGTTCCAAAATTTACAGCAACTTGACCTGATCCTGAATTAATTGAAAAGTTATTTCCGTTCTGAGCATGAAAATACAATCCAGATGTACTATTTGTATCTGGACCATGCTCTAAGAAGGGGCCATCTGTACTTTGATTAATCGGATAATAAACCATGAAAATACTCATCGTTTGTGCCAACACAAAGTTCGCAATGGATGAACCATTTCCTGCACTATATTGAATAACGCTATTACCATTTTGTACGTTTGAAACCAATGATGGATATGCGACAGAATTTACAAACGAGTTCGCACTATATCCATTCGTACTTTTGTCTCTCCATGCTGTTACAGAAGTCGTTCCAGTTACTGTCGAAGCATCCGCCGCATCCAACCACAACTGACATCCAGGAATCGTCAATGGAGTCGTAGGAGAGTATCCAGACACCCCCCACTTGTGAGCAAGATACCCTTCCACTTGTTGTCGTTGAGAAGTGGTCAAGACATTGCTGTACAAGAGAACTTCCGCTATCACGAGAGCCCCAGTATTTGGAATTCCGCCTCGTCCTCCAACTGTAAGCCCTGTGCTCGTGAGAGGCGCGACGCTCGTGTTGGACGAGTAGACATTGGACCCCGTGATAAACAGAGTCACGGCTGTATTCGAGGTCACGTCTTCATAAAGTTGGAACGGTACATTCTTAACCCCATTGCTCGCATTGTAGTTGAAGACGAATCCACCGTTTCCAGCGTTCTGCGAGAACTGAACGTTCGAGCCAACCGTATTCGTTGACGTAATAGTATACCCATTTTGCGTGTTGTAGTCGGATTGACCCACGGTATTCACGAAGGACAGAAGTCCTCTCCAATCTGAGTGGACTGTTTCTGCCATCACGAAAAAGATAGACCGCGTCGCAAGGGGATAGGAATACGACGCATTGAAAAAACAACTGTTGGACACTTGGACGACAGGCAATCCGGCATAGGTTGTCCGAATCGTGCTTCCCCCACTTCCATTGCTGAGCGTGAATGGAGTTGCCAAGGGACTCTTATCGGTCCATCCTGTAACATTGCTGGTTGACAGTGTCAATGTTGTCGTATCCGCCGCATCCAACCATAACGAACATCCAGGGATCGTTCGAGGATCAAATCCCCACACACTTTTCGACGTCCCTAGCATTACCTTTCTTAAAACAAAACATAGTTGGACGTTGTTCCGCTAGGATACGTGACCATAATCGTGGTGGAGTTTGCAGGTGGAATCACCACTGGATTCGTGGGTGCAGAAGTTCCAGCAGTTGAGTAGGTGACTGTCGTCGATAAATAGGAAGACGTATTGTTGCGGAACACCCAGTATCCATTGGAATCGTTGCTCCAGTTGATGGTAGGTAATGTCAACGATGCAAAGGCGCTATTGGTAATGTTGTAGTGCGTGCCGAACGCATTCGCAGGTATCGTGAGTGAAGTTCCAGATACATTCATGTAGAGAGGACGGAATCCATTGCGAACCGTGAGACCTCCACTCACATCGAGTTGTGTTGCAGGGGCTGTCGTTCCAACACCTAGAAATCCATTCGAATGGATTCGCATGGCTTCAGACAACAGGAATGAAGGAGCTGCAATAATAACAACACGACCATGTCCACCAGAACCTCCACTTGTAGGAGCACCCACACTAATACCTGAAACATAGTTTGCATCGCCAGTTCCTACTGGAGTTGTTCCATTACCATCAGCAGAACTTAAAACTGATAATCCAGAATATGTTATGTATGAAGAACCTCCACCAGCAGCACGACTTGTGGGACCGCCACTACCGCCTGGGAAAAATCCACCACCACCACCAGCTGCATTACCACCACCATTACTACCTGGTGTGCCAGCTTGAAATATTGTACCTGCTCCACCACCTCCACCTGAACCTGCTGCTGTCTGTGTACCACCTGTAACAAATGATTCACACAAACCCGAAGTGCCAGATACTAAACCACCATTTCCTCCATAACCACCACCACAGAATGGACCACCTCCACCACCACCTACATCTACAAGTTCAACGATTAGAGTTCCACTACCACCTGTAACAGCTGTCCCTGTAGTTGCATTTGTCAAAGTAAAACTAGTACTCGATACAACACTTGCTACAATACCAGACAAGTTAAACACTGAACCACTTGCTAGATTTGAAATAATAAACCCCTGTCCTACATCAAGTCCATGAGCAGATGATGTTGTATAGGTAATTGTTCCA